TTCCTCCTCGGTTTCAAAGGTGTGCCGCTTGCGGAAGTATTCTGGAATGTACTCTTCTTTGGCGCCGCAGGGAATCAGATGAAAGCTGTGTTCCCAAAAACTCCACAGCATTTCTTCCCTGGCTTCTTCGGAGAGGTCAGTCCATGTTTCGTTTATATGAAGGACCAAAGACACGGAAAAGCTCAGGAAGCATCTTGGGTTTCGGTGGCTCTTATTGCTCGATCCACTTCCATATTATGGGTGTCACCGTAGATCGACTCCCAATCCAGTAAACCGTTGCTGATGTTGATCAGCTTTTTCGCCTGCTTTACTTTTGGGGTCCTGACGAAATAGCGCCAGGATTTGGTGGTGGTTCGGGAAACACCAATCAGGTCGGCAAGGTTTTGCTCGCCGATTTCTTTGATGTATTCTGATAAAGTCATTTTAATTTCGGCCATAGGTTTCTCCTCGAAAAAAGGGGGGATAAGTTGGTTACAGAAAGTAAGCATAAACTATTGACACAAAGTTTTCAATGTTTTAGAATCACTATTGAATATTAAATTAATTGAGCCGAAATCATGACTATTTCACTGTACGAGCTTCGACAGTCTCGTCTAAAAAAACTGTCAGAAAAACTTGCTATCGAAAACGAAATCAAGGCCATCACCAAACAAATACTAAGCCATCCCGAATTGCAAATTGATTTGCCGAGACTGGCTAACCGTGGGGGGTCCGGAATCCAGGAGGGATTGACCGTCACCTATGCGGAAAGCCTTTCATGGGACCAGGTGCTGCTTGATGAGGCGCGTAAGAAAATTCCACCCGAAGCGTGGCCGTTCAAAACAATCTACAAACTTGGCAAGCGTGACTTCAAAACCTATTGCATGGAACATGCGCAGGATTTTGCACCATTGATACAGCTTGCGGCAATCACCAAGGTGTCGCCGAACCCCAGGCTTACAGAAAAGGAATCCGGAGGTGCGTCATGAACGACTTGTTCAGCAGCATCCGTAGCCACAGCAACGACCCCATGGTCAGGATGAATGTATACGGCACCGACGGCATCGGCAAGACAACGATGGCGGCAGGTGCGCCCAGGCCCATCCTTATTGACGCCGAAGATGGCGCCAAGTACATAAAGATGGACAAGTTTCCGGTTTGCGTGGTCTACGATGATATCATCGACGCGATCGACGAGCTTGCGAAGAAGCCACACAACTACAAAACCGTGGTACTCGACACCACCGATGCGGTCGAAAGGCTGTGCCAGGACGAGGTCAAGCAACGCCACAACATAGACTCCATCGAGAAGCTGACCTATGGCAAGGGCTTTGTTGAAAGCTCTGAATTGTTTGCCGACATCCTGCGTAAGCTGGAAGCCCTGTCGCTTGAGAAAGAAATGCACATCATTCTGCTGTCGCATGTACAGATCAGGGTTTTTTCCGATCCGGAGCGCGAACCTTATGACCGCTATGAAATGAATACGCACCGCCGTATCTCTTCCCTGGTCAGGTCCTGGGTCGACTTCAACTTTTTTGCTAACCATGAAATTACTACCGTCAAGTCCGGAGAAGGATTTAATCAGACGACACGCGGGGTTTCATATAGCGATAACCGGTATCTTTTTACCCAGAGAACCGCTGCCTACGACGCCAAGTCAAGGCTGGCTCTCGATAAAAAGATACCTTTAAACTGGTCTGCTTTTACTGCTAACTGCAAAGAGGTAGCCCAAAAGGCAGCAGATGCTGTCAACACACCAAAAGAAACATCACCATCACAGGAGGAAACAACCAATGGATGATTTTAATATTGACCTGAGCCAAGTCGAAGATACAGGCTCACAGGATGTCTACGAGCCGCTTCCGGAGGGAGTCTACGATTTACAGGCAGAAACATGGGAGCGCAAAGATTCCAAAGCCGGAAACCAATACATCAAAGTAATGTATCGCGTATTGGGCCCAACGTTTGCCAACCGTGTAATCTGGAGCAACTTTATTTACACCGGAGACAGCACCGTTGTCTCAATGTCAAGGCTGAAAAACTGGATCACGGCAACCGGGGGCAACCCGGACGTCTCTCTCAACCAGGAAACCATGGATGGACTGATGCTTCAAGGCTTCTCTGCCAAAGTAGGCATCGAGCATTCAAAGGAAACCAATCCTTCTACGGGAGAGCCCAAGTACACCAACAATACTATCAAGACGTTCATTGGCCCAAACAAGAAGAGGGTACCGCAGGCTTCTGTGGCTGCTGCAAAACAGTCGGTGCCAACCGCAACCGGGATAGCTATTGATAATTGGGACTAATTGATCGCCTCCGATCACGAGTTTACGCGGCTTCTCGTTTACCAAAAAGCCACAGCTTGATGTAATCTTTAATACAGGAGCGATCAATGGAACTGCGTTATTATCAGGAAGAGTCCCTGAATGCCCTGCTGGATTATTTCCGGGACCGTCCTTTTGACCACAACCCACTGCTGGTATTGCCTACCGCATCCGGCAAGACCATCGTGTTCTCCCATCTGATCAAGGAATTGAGCAACGACAACACCCGATTCATGATTCTGGCACACCGCCAGGAGCTGGTTTCACAAGCCAAAGACAAGCTGCTCAACGTCTGGCCCGAGGCGCCAGTCGGTATTCTTGCAGCCTCGCTCAAGAGTTACGACACCGATGCGCCGGTGCTGATCGCATCCAGGGACACATTGGCGTCTTCTAAGCGCTTGGATGTGGTTCCGGGGGTAGACTATATAATTGTCGATGAAGCACACCATATCGCCCCTGTTGCGACGACACGCTATCGTAAAGTGCTGGATGCCATGCGTGAAAAGAAAGATTGCCGGATCATTGGTGTTACCGCAACCCCCTACCGCATGGGACAAGGCTACATTTATGGGGACAAACTGGACCATTTTTTTAAGGACATCGCTTACCAAATTTCCATACCGCAACTGGTGCAGGACGGTTATCTCTCTCGTTTGTCTGCATTTGCGGTAAAGAACCAAGCGGTAATCGACACCAAAGACGTGCGAATTAAGTTCAAAGGTGGCGATTACCGTGAGGGTGATCTGGAACAGGTTGTCATGAACGAGCCGTTGATCATGGAAATTTTCAACGACTGGATGGACAAGGCCTATTTAAAAGGAAGAACCGCAACCGTGTTCTTCTGCGTGTCGGTACTGCATGCGGAGAAGATGTGTTTGTTTCTACAGGAACAGGGCATCAAGGCCGAAGTGGTCACCGGCGATACACCGACCAAGGATCGTGAACGTATATTAAAAGAGTTTGATAGTGGCGCTGTCCATGCTTTATGCAATGTTGGCGTGTTAACGGAGGGATGGGACGCGCCACGCACCGATTGCCTGGCGCTGTTGCGCCCGACCAAAAGCCTGGGCCTTTACGTCCAGATGTGCGGTCGTGGCATGCGCCCCTATCCGGACAAGGAAAATTGCCTGATGCTGGACTACGGCGAGAACATGCTCCGTCATGGCTGCCTGGACGAAGCGTTGCCCGAAGATGAAACGGCAAGGGGCAAGATCAAGGTTTGTGACTCCTGTTTTGCAGTCAACCCGAAGTCCTTTGACAACTGCCGTGAATGCAACACCCCGTTTCCACAGCGCCCGTCATTTTATTTCCAGCCGCCACGCAAGAAACCATCCCTGGCAAAAAGCGGTCGTGCCGATGAAGGTTATGTGCTCTCTGATGAGCGCCATGACGAGGTGCTGGAAAATATTTTTAACGTGAATAAAGTTTATGCGAGTTCAGCCGTTTCAAAGAACGGCAACATCTATTGCCGAGTCACGTTTGAATGCGGAGACTTTTTCAATACCTACAGCTTGCCGCTGATGTTTGGGCATCCAACGGCAAAACAGTTTGCTAAAAAGAGATGGAAACAGATTACCTTGGATATGTTTCCCCCGGCCAGCGTGAACGATGCGGTCAGCCTGATAAACGATGACGGTGCTTTTAGCCACATCGATGGCATCATGACCCAAAAAGAAGGCAAGTACGACAATATCAAGGTGATGTATTCTGGAGAAAGGAGAATTAAGTTATGATTTTAATTGATGAGTTTGACCAGCTTGAACTGGTTGGACAAAAAAAGAGAACCCATTTGGGGATAAGTATTGTTGGCGGCAACGAAAGGCAGCTGTGGTTTGAATTCAGGTGGTCCTTCCCGATGTTTGAAGACGGCCGTATCCTGCGGCTGTTTGATTTGGGACACCGAATAGAAGACCAGGTGGTTGATCGGCTGAAAAAAATGAACGGCATCAGGGTTTCGTCAGAGAACAAGGACGGAACACAATACCGTTGTTCCTTTTTGGGAGGCCACATGGGCGGTTCCCTTGACGGCATTGTCAAAAACGTAATTAAAGACAACCCGGAAGAGGTGCTGCTGCTCGAAGTCAAGTCGGCAAACGACAGGCGGTTCAAGGAACTCCAGCAAACCGGGGACTACGAGGCGTGGTCCACGAACTATTCAGTCCAGATCCAGTGCTACATGGCTGCGTTTGAATTGGACAAGGCGCTGATTATTGTTTACAACAAGAACGACTCCGAAATTTACACCGAGATTGTGGAAGCCAAGGACGGTGTTCTCGAAGAAATGACAGCAAAAGCGAAAAGAATTATTATGGCAGACAAGGCGCCCCCATCTCCCTATGCTTCAACCGATTACCGCATCCGTAAGTTCATGACCCCGAAACAGCAGGCCATTTACAACCTGAAACAATTGCCGGACAACGTCAACTGCCGCAACTGTGCCCACAGCGAGCCCATGCTTGGGGAAGAGGGCGGCTGGAGATGCCATAATTTTAGTAAGCAACTGGACGAGGAAACCCAGCGCAAGGGCTGTGAGCAGCACATATGGTTGTCATCGCTGGTGAATCTGCCGATAGAAAAAATGGGAGAAACCACCACTTCATACCTGCGTGGCAACAATGTCTTTACCAATGCACCAAAAGACCAAGCGGGCAAAAACGTTTATACAAGCCAGGAAATGCGTGAACTGTCCAAGGTTAACTACGATCCGAAAGTCATCAAGAAACTGATGCGGTTCCGGGAAGAGTTCGGGGTAGGTACACGCCTGGAAGAATTGACCAGAGATGGATGACGACCCGGTAAACCACCCCGCACACTACACCCAGGGACGCATAGAGGCGCTCGATGCCATTGGTGCTGCACTTGATCCGAAAGAGTTTGTCGGCTACCTCCGTGGCCAGATCATCAAGTACATGTGGCGGGCGCCATTCAAGGGCAAGCCAGGTGAAGACTACCGCAAAGCCAGGTTCTATCTGGACATGCTGATTTCCAGGGAAGAGGCGATTGATCTCACCAAAAAAGTATAGTCCGAAATTCTAGTTTGTTGTTGCGCAACAACTCCGAAAGCCTTTAACCACGGGCTTTTTCTTTAGACTCATTCTAAAAAAATACCCCAAATCGATCCAAACAAGGATCGTTTTTCTCAATTTTGTAAATTCTTAAGTTCCGTTTTCTCTTTGTAAATCAAGGACTTAGAGGGCTAATGGTATAATATAAGGGTGCCTTAAAAAGCACACTGCGATCTTTAACAACCAGACGCCACCGAGCGAAACATTAATTTTAATTTAACTATTAAGGTGAAACTTATGAAATATTGGGATAATGATAACTCAGAACCGAGATATTCTTTTTACTCGAAAAAACTAAAACGCGATCCAGCGCTTAGTGAATTGAGTGATGAAGAGATACAGTTAGCGATAGCAAATAATACAGCAACTCTTGTTTGTATTGGACACGAAAAAAGAGAAGGCTGTTATCGAAGAATTAAACTGTTTACGAATGAGCTAAAGAAAAGAGGAGTAAAAGTTGACTCCTCAATAGAGGGAACATTCAACGGGGTCGGAGCTTAAACCAAGAAACCCACATCAAGAAATTGGTGTGGGTTTTTTTATGACACCACAAAGAACCGGGGGTTCTTCACAATCTGAATCTTGACTCCTGGGTACAGAGATTCCACCAGCTTTTTCTTCAGCTTGAACACTGCTGTTTCCACGCCCTTGACATCTTCCACCACGGTGTCCCCGTTCTTCAGCTGGTAGCGGAAGTCGGCGATGTAAGTGCAGATCTTCTTGCCGTTGAC